TATATCTTTTCCACTGATTGCTTTAACTCCCAGTTTTCTTCTCATTAATATTCGTGCAAGATTACGACTTGACCTATTTTTTCTTTGTTTAGGTTTAGAATGATAATTTCTATATTCTCTTGCGTAATCTCTAACTGGCATTAAATTACAGAACTTCGTGCAATCTTATCAGTAACTTTTTTTCTATACGCAGGGTCTTTTGCATATCTTGGGTCATTCATTGCTTCAGTAACCTGAGATACACTTTCAAAACTATCATTAGGTATTTGGTCTCCACCTTCAAATAATTCTGGTTGTTTAGGATTATAATTAACACCTGCTTTAGACATGAGACCTTGAACTGCAAGTTTTGCAGCATCAACATTCCCACTGTCAACCATACTGTTGTATGCTTGTTGTTCTTGTTCAGATAAGTTTTTACCTGCCCAATCCATTAGTTCGGTATATTTCTCACCGCCACCAGTTAAATCGTGTATGGCTTTAGTTTGATTATCACCAATAGCTTTTTGACCTTCAATATAACCATCTACAAGTTCTTTAGATAAACCATGTTTAGTTGCTAATTCTTCATAAGATTTATCTGATAAAGAACTATTAGCTGCATACTCATCATAAAATTTACCTAATGCTTCTTGACCTTCTGTAGGTTTTCTAACTTCTGGTATTGAAGTTTCTTTTGGTGCTTCTTCTTGTTTTCTAGAAGAAAAAGATTTTTCAAGTTCACCATATGCTTTTGCAAGTTCTTCAGCATTTTTAAACTTCGAAGGCAACCAGTCAGGTTTATCTTCTGTGCTTTGTTGTAAGTCTTCTTGTGACAATTCGTTAATTCTTGCTCCTTCGCCACTTTTATTAACTGCAACATCCTTGCTGACATCAACTCCATCATTAGTTTTTAAATCTTCTGCAGACTGTTCTAAAGATTTTTCTATTGCGTCTGGTTTTATTTCTACTCTATCTGTACTCATTGATTTACTCCTTCGACTTCAATTTGTTGTCCAGAGTTATTCATAGCTTTTCCTGCTTCTGTTAATACTCTAGGGTCTTGTAAAGACTGGGCAAATTGTGCCGCTTGTTGTTGTTGTTGTTCTTGTTGGATTTGTTCTTCAGTTTTAATTAATCCTTGCGTATCAATTCCATTTGCTACTGCAAATTTCTTAATTGCATCATCAAGATTAATGTATCTGCTTAAAGTTTCAGCACCAAGAGTACCTGCTAAATCCGAAAGGAATTGAAGTAATCTTATTCTGTCACTTGCTCTACCTAATGCTTCTAAACCAACAATGATTTTAGGTCTTACCAAATTCTTCGGTAAGTCAGGTAGAAGTTTCGATTGTCTTAACATTGCTAATTTTGCAGTGATATAAGGCAATTGAAATTCTGTTGTTAGTACACCATAAACACCACCAAGAGCATCCTGTAACTCATTAGCAACCAATTGTACTTCTGTTGCGGTTACTCTCTCAGCTTGTCTTTGTACTGACGCATTTAATAAAAATGCGAATTGTAATCTTTGTTCTATTCTTTGACTTGTTTCAAAAGCAATTCTAAAGTCAGCAAATTTGTTTGCTTGTAAAACTGAAACATCTTGTGCATTTCCTTCTATGATTGCTCCATTAGGTGCTTTTGCTATACTTGATGCTCTGCTAGTACCTGCAGGATTTATCATAAAAAGCATTTTAGATGCTGCTGCTGAACCTTCTAATATAGACCTTGTCAATCCTTCTAAGCTACGCAAATCTCCGAGATAACTTTCGCAGTGTGAACGACCATAGTTCATTCCATCCACACGATTAAATCTTAATGGGATATATCCAAGATTATCTAAACTATATTCTTTAGTTAAAATAATTTTTTTATTACACTCCTGCATTACTTTATAATTTTTAGGTTCTCTAGTAACACAAGTGTATAAAGTTAAATCTTTATCTTTATCGTAACCTTCATCTTTATTTTCTAAAACTGCTTTTCTAATTTTGTCTGGTAAAGTTGTAGGACTTAAACTTTCTTTTATTATAATTTTTAGAACAGAACCTTGTGGGTCTCTTTTTATTACATAATTTTCTAATCTAAAAACTCTTAATCCTTTATCAGTTAATCTTAACAAAACATTTCCTGAAACTATCAATTGTTTTAATGCTTCATAAATTGCAACTCTGTCATTAGATACTTCCATATTATCCATAACTGCAGTTTCAATTTTTGCCAAACCTTGTTCTAAAGTTTGCTTTTGAGATGGGTCGCCTTCAACTTGTTTGAAAACTAAATCATCTAAAGACAATCTAAAGAAAGGTGCTTGTGGTGGAAATAAAGCTAACATCAATTTTGATGCTAAGTTCATTACTCCCCTTGCACCAACACTTTGATAAGGACATTTATATTCTGTTGATGGTTGTGCAGACTTTGGTGGAAATAAAGTAGGAATTGTTAATTCAGCGCAATCTCTTGCTCTTGCTAAATAAACTTCTCTGTCTATTTCTAATTTATTGTATTGTGCCTGAATTGAATTTTTATCTTCAATTACTTTGTCCGAAAGGACATATCTATCTGTTGGCATTTATTATGCTGAAGGTAAATTTAAGCCAGACCCTGTAAGACCTGAACTTGCTAAAGGTATTCTTAATGAACCCCTTCCAACACGTCTTCTTTGTGTTGCAGAAGCGACATTAACATTTCTACCTTGTGCATCCGCACTTGCAGGTGCCATTTGCTTTGTAGTAGCACCACTTACTTGTATTGGTAATACAGGTATTGGTTCTGGCACTGGTGGCGGAGCAGGTGCTTTAACTGAAAGACACATATTTAATTCTCCATTTGTAGTTTTTGTTTTTCTATTAAATGATTAACGACAGACCTTTGTCCTGATTTATAAAAAACAGTTTTCTCATTATCTTTAAGGTCTGCGCATTGATTTGGAAAAATTCTGTCCAAATAGTCAATAAGTTCCTTACTTATTCTTGGTGGTTTTATCGGATTTGGCATTTTTTTCTCCCAAAGTGGCACTTATTCTTTGATTGTGCCTTCCTTGTGCAATCTCACCTGCAATAGCAACGTAACCTGCAGCATCAATATAATCATCAAGATTAAAGTTTCCTGCCTGTGTTCTTGCTAACTTTAGCAAAGTCATAAGACTTGCTACGTCTTCAGGTAAAATTATAAAATTTAATTTATATTTATTTTGAAAGTAAGCAGTCCAAAGTCTTGCTATATTTTCATGGTTTATAATTTTATTCCCATGAGTTTTTGCTCTATCTTCACTAAGCAGATTTTTTGCTTTGTCTAATACATCTGTACTTTTCATAATTGTGTTTCCATAATTTTGGTTGATTGGTTTTAATATTGTATTCACCTGCTCTTAATATTCTGGCAAGTCTTGCTTGATGGTAAACATCATCAACAACATAGCCATTGCGTAGATATTCATTAACTACTGCATCCCACATATCGTTTAAAGTTTTTGGTTTAAGTAATATTCTTGATGCTTTAATAGCGCCAACTCCTTGACATCCTTTATATCCATCAGAAGTATCACCAGTTAAAACTTGTGTGCAAAAGTTTTTGTCAGCTAACTTTTTATCTACATATTCAATCTGGTCATCTATGATGCAGCATTGCCATGCAGGTATAGTTCTAAAATCTTTATCGCCAGAAATCAGTACACAATTATCTTTGTATAAAGATGTTGCATAAATTCCAATTGTATCATCAGCTTCAAGATTTGGATAAGACGCACATTGATGTGTTTCTTTAATCCAATCTCTCATTGCAGAATAGATAATTGGTTTTCTTATTTTCTTTCTGTGAGATTTGTAAAAACTATCAATTTTTTTTCTAAAGTTTTCTTTATCAGAAAATACAATAATGCAATCTTTTGATTGTGTATGTCCTAAATAATAACCAATAGATTGTTTCCATAATTGTTTTGCATGAGACATATCTGCACTTAATGTCCAAATATCATTACCCCAGTCAATAGGTTGTTCTAGAGCAGAACTAATCTTGTAAACTAGAAGGTCTCCATCAACCAACATCTTTTTATTCTTGTTGGCAAAGAACTCATTTATGTTTTTCATATATTTTCTCCATTTTTATTATTGTTGCTTTAGGTAAAA